GGTCAGCAGCACGGCCACGTCCGCCCGCGCGGCCAGGCGCACGTCGGCGGCCAGGGCGCGGGTCTTGTCGATCACCAGCGCCGGCTTGCGGCAGCCCTCGACCACATGGCGCGCCGTGATCCAGCGACCGTCCCCGGCGATGGAGAAGGCCGTGCCTGACACCGGCTCATACTCGTCCGAGGTGTCGACCGTGACGGACGGATCAAAAGGAGTGATCGGCCCCAGCAAAGGCCCCGTCGTCTCGTCGTAGTGGAAGTCGTGCGGCGCATCGGCGCGCTCGCCCCGGTTCAGGGACGCAATCAGGATCACGCCGATGACGGCGGCGTAGATGGTCCAGTCAGGAAGGTGGGGAAAGCGCAAGGCCGCCCCTCAACCCGTCAGGGCGGCCGCCAGGATCAAGGCGGTCGACAGCTTGGCCCCGGCCAGGACCACGGCGGCGGAGGTTTCGCCCTTCTCTATCCGTTGCGGCAAACCGTGCAGCAGGAAGTCGACGACGCGGAAGGCCAGCAGTTGCAGCACCACCGTCGCCACGCCCCAGATGGCGATATCGCGGATCGAGGTCGACACCGACAGGGACACCGCCAGCGGAATGGCGAGGCCGACCAGAACTCCGGAAAAGGCCACGGCGGCGGCCGGATTGCCTTGCCGGATCAGGGCGATCTCGCGCCACGGCGTCAACAGGGCATAGACCGCAGCCCCCGCCGCCAGCAGGCCGAACGTCACCGCCAGGTGCAGCATCAGAATCGGAAAGCCCGTCGCGAACGCCTGGAGTTCAGGAGTCGACAGAACGCCCGGCAACGACGAGGTCTCCATGACGACGAACCCTAGCCTCCCAGCCTAAAGGGGAACGAAACCAAAACACCCTTGCCCGAAAGCTTGGCGCTTCCGCTAGGGCGCCCGCGCCACAGTCCGCGCAAAAGCGTCCAGCCGGACGGTCGGCGGCCTCAGGCCGCGTCGGCCTCTTCGCGTTCGGCCTTGATCCGCGCCGAGGCCCTCAGCTTCTCGCTTTCGGACTTCAGCTGGCCGCAGGCGGCCAGGATGTCGCGGCCGCGCGGAGTGCGGATGGGGCTGGCGTAACCGGCCTTGTTCAGAATGGCGGCGAAGGTCTCGATCGTCTTCCAGTCCGAGCACTGATAGTCGGTGCCGGGCCAGGGGTTGAACGGGATCAGGTTGACCTTGGACGGAATGCCCTCGATCAGCTTGATCAGGGCGCGCGCCTCGGCCGGGCTGTCGTTGACGCCCTTCAGCATGACGTATTCGAAGGTCACCCGGCGCGCGTTGGACAGGCCGGGATAGGCGCGGATGGCGGCCATCAGCTGGTCCAGCGGATATTTCTTGTTCAACGGCACCAGTTGGTCGCGCAAGGGGTCGTTGGTGGCGTGCAGGCTGATCGCCAGCATGGCCGCCGTGCGCTCGCCCAGAGCGTTCAACTGCGGCACGACGCCCGAGGTCGACACGGTGATCCGACGCCGCGACAGGGCGATGCCCTCATTGTCGGAGATGATGTCGATGGCGTTGGCGACGTGGTCCAGATTGTAGAGCGGCTCGCCCATGCCCATGAAGACGATGTTCGACAGGCGACGGTCTTCCTTGGGCGAGGGCCACTCGTCCAGATCGTCGCGGGCCACCTGGACCTGGGCCACGATCTCGGCCGTGGTCAGGTTGCGGACCAGCTTCTGCGTGCCGGTGTGGCAGAAGGTGCAGTTCAGGGTGCAGCCGACCTGGGACGAGACGCACAGGGCGCCGGCCCGGCCCACGTCGGGGATGTAGACGGTCTCGATCTCGATGCCCGGCGCCGTGCGGATCAGCCATTTGCGGGTGCCGTCCTTGGACACCTGACGCTCGACGATCTCGGGGCGGGCCAAGGTGAAGGCCTCCGCCAGCTTGGCGCGCGTATCCTTGCCCACGTCGCTCATCAGATCGAAGTCGGTCACGCCGTAATGGTGGATCCACCGCCACGCCTGCGAGGCGCGCATCTTGGCCTTTTCGGGCGGGCAGATTTCAGCGTCGATCAGGGCCTGGCGCAGTTCGTCGCGCGTCAGACCGCTGAGGTTGACGGGCGTCTTGACCATGCCCTGAACGGGGGCGCTGGCGCGCGTGAGATCGAGCGAAATGCTCAAGGGCGGATGTCCTGCGGCGAAGAGTGAAGCGGCGGCGTCTAGCACAGATAGGGCGTCTTGTCGCCTTTGGCCATCTGCGGGTTGATAGACTCGGAACGAGGCGTTAGAGGGGCGGCCGTTGGGGAGTAGCTTCCGGCATATCCCAGCCGGGGTCGCGTCAACACACTTGTTCCTGTCGTCAGGAGCATGGCGCGATCAGCGGATCACCTCCGCCTAGCGAGACCAGCATGCTGCACCTGCGGGGCCGGCCCGCGCGTGGAGCGTGCTGTCATGCGTCCGGCCGAGTGTGTTTCCCCATGATGTCCCCCGTCGCCATCGCCGTCCTGTCCGTCAGCATGTCCGCCGACGCCTTCGCCGCCGCCATCGGGCGCGGCGCCCAGCACCGGCCGACCGTGTCCCAGGCCCTGCGCTCGGGCCTGGTGTTCGGCGTGATCGAGGCGATCACCCCCCTGATCGGCTTCGTCCTGGGCGTAGCGGCTGCCGGCTTCGTCGCCGCCATCGACCACTGGATCGCCTTCGGCCTGCTGGGCGCGGTCGGCGCCAAGATGATCTGGGAAGCGCTGAAGCGCGACGAAGAAGAGGTCGAGGCGGACACGGCGGGCGGGAAGGCCGCGTCACGCGGCATGCTGGCCCTGGTCGCCACCGCCGTGGGCACCTCGATCGACGCCGGCGCGGTGGGGGTCGGCCTGGCGCTGCTGGACGCCAACATCTGGCTGATCGCCGCCTGCATCGGCTTCACCACCTTCGCCTTGGCGACCTTGGGTCTGCTGGTCGGCAAGGCGGCGGGCACGCGCCTGGGCAAGATCGTCGAACTGATCGGCGGCGTCGCCCTGATCGCGCTGGGCCTGAAGATCCTGCTGGAGCATCTGGGCGTTCTGGCGGGTTGAGGTGCCGCGCGCCCTTTCCGCTTGCCCCGCGCGGCCCTCTATCGGAACGTCAGGCGGAATCGGCCGTTTCGCCGTCGCCCGGCAGTCGCCGTCCATCGCCGAAGGAGACCTCTCACGCGCTCGTCCCTCATGCTCGTCGCCGTCATCGCCGCGCCTCTGGCCCTGGCGGCCTGCGCCACCGGCCGTGACATGCCGACCTATCAGGAAGAGCTGTCCAAATTGGACGCCGACTGCGTTGCGCGCGGCGGGATTCTCACCCCCAGCGGAACGCAGACCGGTCGCCCACAGGCCGACTACCTCTGCAAGATCACCGGCGGCGCCTCGCGCATTCCGCAGACCTGACGGCTTTATGCCGCCGGGCTGAATTCAGGCGACCGTCCTCGCCGCTACAGACCTCTCGCCGGGCCATGAGGCTCGTCCGGCTCCCCGTCCTGATCACGATCCGGCGGGCGTCGCCGTTCGCTGGTGATCGCACGATCGACCCCGGTGAGAACCACGGCCAGAATGATGGCGCCAAAGGCGAAAAGAGCGAGAGGCATGCCCAGTACAATGGGTCAAAGCGCCTGAGGTTCAAACGCACATCAACGGCGCTTCTTCGACCCCCCGCCGCCGCCGCCCGCCCCATCTCGTCGGCGAACGCCAAGGACTTGAAACTGACGTCAAATTCTCGCTGGACAGCGTTCAACGATCTGGGCCATAGCACGAGGCAAGGGATGCCGATGGGCAGGTTCGAGGGGCGCAAATGCAGACGGCGGTTATCCTTCGCATATCGCGCGCGGCGTCGATGGGCGAACCTCACGTCTGGTATGAATACGCCCTGCTCGTGAACAATCAGATCGAGCGGCAATCGCCGCACATGATGGCCACCGTCGAAAGCGCTACGCGCTTCGCACGCGAGCAAGGATACGTCCCGACCGGCGACGTCATCGACATGCAGCTGGAGCCAGGCGCCACGCCCCGAACTGCACGAGCCACCGCCTGATCACGCCACTGCACGACCTGCTCAGCCGTGGCTAATCTATGATTGCCGTCCAGGCGGGCAGGCGACGTTGACCGACCGAGCGAGCGAGCGAGCAAGGCGATGAAGCTGCCTGCCGCCCCCTCCCGTCAACGTCGCAGGAGTCCAGGCGCATGAGCCGTAAACCGCCCCGCTGGCGGCCGCAGGTGATCGCCTGGCTGGGCGATATGGTGGCCGAGCCCTATGCCGACGCCGTCATGCTGGTGGCGTCCATGTTCAAGGACGGGATGCTGTTGATCCTCGGCTTTTACTTCGGGCGGAACCAGAGCGGCGATCAGGCCGCCTGACGCCGCCGATGCAACGTCAGGGCCGCGCCGCCAGCCAGCATCACGCCCAGCAGGATCATCGCCCATTCCGAGAGGGTGGGGACAGAGGCAGGGGTCGGCACGAAGGTGGCGGAGAAGGCGAGGTCATTTGGGAGGGCGGCAATCGATAAATCGCTAAGCAAAATAATCGCGTTGCCCGCCGGATAGTTGTCGCTTGCAGTATAAACGTCGCCCATTTCACCACCTATCGCCCGACGCACCGTAATCGCATAGACCTTGGCCGGTTCCAGTGCGATCGGCGTGGGGGGTGTGAAGGTGTAATCACTCGGCAATGCCGAATTGGTGATCGGTGTTGCCGGTCCTGTCCAGATCGGCGCAGGCGAAAGCGTGATGCCGGTAAGACCGTTGGCTCCGCCTGAGGTCACTTCGAATATGGCAGGGATAACGCTGAGGGATGATGTATTGAGTACGACGAAGCGGAATGACTCCAGACTCAGGTTCGCGCCGGGGGCAACTATCCGCTGACCAAAGAGCGGCTGGCTCTCCCGCACAGGGTAGGTGACGCTCGGGTTCGTCGTCGTTCCGATGGTCTGTGCGACGGCTGAGCCCCCGCCCATGATCGCTGCCAGCGCCATTGCGATACAGGCAGTCATGGCCACTGCTGAGCTTCTGAACATCATCCCATCCTTATTTGGCAATGTCGGGTAACGACATTTTGTCAATTTAGCAACCCAACCCCCGCAATCTGAACTGGAGACCCCGCCATGAGCATCATGAGCGACGACGACTTCGTGCGCCTGTTCCAGCGCACCTTTGGCCTCGATGAAGACGGCTGGTCCGGGCGAGATACAGAGGCCAAAGTCCGAGAGCTGGCGGAACTGGCCGGCGTCATCATCCCGACCATCCCTGACGCCGAGATCCCCGACGACTACTGGCCCATGCTGTCGCCATCCAGAGCGCTGATCAACCTATGTGCAGGCAGCTTCGTCCAGCGCATCGAGGCTCTGGAAGCCGAGCAAACGGAAATCGCGGCCGCCCTTGCCGAACTCGACTCAACCACCCCCGCGCCCGTCCAGTTGCACCCCAAGGCGGCCGAGAACTATGCCCGCCGGATTGAACTGCTTCAGCAAAGACTGGCGGATGCCGGCGACAGCTCCGACCCGGCCGAACGAGAAGTGATCGACAGCGTTCGCGATCTGATCCAGCGAGTGGACATCGAGCCGGTGAACAACAAGCGCGGCGCCCCCGCCAGGGTGATCTTGCACGGCGATCTGGCGCGCTTCGTGCGCCCAGAACAACACCCAACCTAAGTGGGTGTAAGGTGGTGGTTGGAGGCGGGATCGAACCGCCGACCTGTGGGTTATGAAGCCGCCGCGCGTGACCCCTTAGGCGATTGTTTCGACTTGCCCTTTTTCCCATCTCCCTTGGGGGCTCCGGGACTATTCCGGGACAGCGCCGCAAGGCCGGCTTTCACGTCGTCCTCGATCGCATGGGCGTAGACCATCGTCGACTTGATGTCGGCATGGCCCAGAAGGCGCTGCGCCAGTCGCAGGTTGCCGGTCTCCCGCAGGATCTGCATGCCGCTGTGGTGGCGCAGGTCGTGGATGCCCCGCAGGCCCTTGGCGTCCTTCAGGCCTGATCGCTTCATCGCACGGCGCATGGCGATGGCGGCGCCCGCGGGCTTGAGCGCCTTCAGTATGACTTTGCCAGCCGGGCCTCGTAGGCGACGTTCGCGATACCAGACCGTCTCCAGCTTTGCGGCCCGTGCCCGGCCGAGGCGAGCCGACAGCATGGCTGCGTCCTCGGGCAGCAGGGGGATGACGTGGTCATCATCGCCCTTCCGGTCCCGGAGACGAAGGCGGGCGCGGTTGACGTCCGCTACGTCCAAGTCGTCGAGCGAGAAGAACAGCTCAGACAGGCGGCAGCCATAGCGCGCTGCAAGCCGGATCAGATCATGCCAGTGCGGCAGCACCTCGGCCTCGATCTTCTCCAGCTCTCCCCCAACAAGCTCCTTGGGTTTCGGCTTCGGCTCCTTGAGCCTGAGTGCCTCCCAGTCGACCTCGGGCAACCGGGCGCCCCATACCTTGCGGGCACGGTTCAGGATCGGCCGAAGCGTGTCGATCATGTCCCGGTTCACCGTCGAGTTCGACGGCAGGTATTCCTTGGCGCCCTTGGCCTTCGACTTCACAATCCCCTGCCCTCGACGCTTCTCGATGGCGATGGCGAGGTGGTTCGTGGTGATGTCGCAGAGGCGCGTTCCCGCCCCGACCACGGCCATCATGCGTTCGATCCGGGCCTCTAGGCGCGCACCTCCCTTCAGCGTCGTGCCGCGCTCGGACCACCAACGGCCGGCGGCCTCGTCCAGCGTCATCTGCGATGCGTCGTCCAGTTCGCCTGTCGCGGCCTTGGTGCGGATACGTCGCTCGACCTCCTCGGCCTTGCGCTTGGTCTCCACGCCCGTCGAGCCGTGGTAGCGCCTGCCCTTGTACTGGAAGTCGTAGGCCCAGTACCGGCTGTTCTTCGGCAGATAGACGCTCACCGCCCTGACATTTCCTTGATCCAGCGGCGGACGTCGGCGTCGTTGAACAGGAACACACCTTCGCAAGCCGCCGCAGTTTGCGCCTCCCCCAACTGGCCTGGTCGATCGTAGATCCACTCAGCATGAGGGTTCTCTGCGCTCTGACTGCTTCCGGTGAGGTTATTGCCCGCGTACACAGTCATTGCCAGCGGGCGGGCCCTCCCCCCTTCGCAGTCCATTTCCCGCAGCACTAGCAGGGAGCGGCCGCTGATTTCCTCGGCTGTTTCAGCGTTGAGGGCATCCCATCTGAACCACGCTCGAACGATATTCCCCGAGCGCTTTAGGGTTTCACGTTCCATCGCCGCGACAATCCGACCGTCCGACCACACGAGCGCCGCTGGAATCGCGTCGATATGCTCGACTTGCCATTCCATGGCGTCGTCCGCAGAGGCCGGCCAAGGTGGCTGATAGCCGTTCTGAGCTGATGCAGCCGTGCCAAAAGCCAACAGTGCTGCGCCCGCAAAACCTCCAACCAACCGCATTCTAACCTCGCGCTTTCGTTCGCCGCTGGGAGAACGGCACGACCTTTGATTGGACGTGGACCGTCGGCCTCGGCTTCTCCTCGCGGACCGGGGCGTCAGCCTGCGTCAGATAACAGCGTATGTCACCCTCGGTGTAGGCGCGACGCGCGCCACGGCGGACAGCACGGATCACGCCTTCCTCGGTCAGCTCTCGCAGCGTTCCCGCGTCCATGCCCAGCAGTTTGGCAGCGGCCTGGGCGGTGATGATGCAGGCGTCGGCGAAGGCCATCTGGATGCGGCGCTCGGTAGCCGGGCCGATGGTGGCGACGGTGTCGTTGGCTACAGTCATGGCGCCCTCCCCGTTGAAAGAAAGAGACGAGCCGACGAGGGGCCGTCCCAGGTGGCGTCCTCAGCTATGCGCGTGATCAGTCTCTCAGCCAGAGAGAGTCGGTTCAGAACAATCGCGATGGCCTCGGCATCCTCAAGGCGGGCGCGGACTTCAGCTTCCGTCCTGGACTTGGTGGAGAGGGCGTCGAACCAGATCTGGATCCGCTCCAGCCGCTGGATCGCCAGGGCGAGCTTGTCGTTTGCGACGGTGGTCATTTCAGCACCTGATCGATCCAGGCGGTGACGTGAGCGGTGACGATCACTGCATCCCCGCCCGCCTCGACGCTGTTGCTGACCAGCAGGGCAATGTCTTCGTCGAAGCTCGGCTCTTCGGGTCGCAGGGCTGCGATGGCCGCGCGCGCCGCATTGATCGTCTGCTGCATCTGCAAGAGCATCCGGGGATTGGTCTCGGCGTTCTCGTAGGCGCCGTCGACGAACTCCTGCCAAGTCGGAAAGCCGGGCGCGTCTTCGGCAGCGACATCATGGATCGCTGCGCAGACCCGGTCGATCACCTCGAAGCTGGCGCGCTCTTCCAGCGTCATGAAGTCTTTGCGGTGCTCAGGCGCTTCGGGCTTTCCGCCCTTGATGACGCGAAAAGTCATGGCTTCCATCCTTGGCGGGTGTTGTGAAACTGGCCGCAGCGGCGGCAGGAGCCCCACAGCGCGCCGGGGGCGAGCGGCGGGTGGCCGAACAAGCGGCAGAGGAGGCGACGGATCATGTCGACCGCTCCACGAAGGCGAGGATCAACCGGTCGGCAAGGTGGCGCTCGCTTGTGGTGTCGTAGCCGCTGCCGACTCTGTCGGCACTGGCAAACCGGTCCAAGTCTGCGGCGAGATCATGCAAGCCATTCTCGCGGTCACCGTCGGCGAGGTCCTGGATGAGAGCTGTGAGGCGACGGCCCATTAAACAGCCCTCCTTTTCTTCCGGCACTTCCTGAACCAGACGATGCCGAGCGCCCTCCAGACCGGGATGCGGTGCGCCAGGGCATGCGTCGCAGCCTCGCGTTCGGCGGCGGACCCGAGCGACCGGATGGTGTCGGCCAGGTTGTCGTGGTCGGCATCGGCATAGTCGGCGTCGAACAGGATCATCTCTGCCGCCCGGATGGCGTTGGCCGTGACCGGTGCGGCCTCGGCCTGGACCAGCACGTCGAGAACCCGGCGCGCGCCTGCGGCGTGGCGGCGACTGATCAGGGCGCCGACGGCTGCGACGGCCATGCTGTCCCCGACCTTCCAGCGATGCGGCCGGCTGGCGTGAAGCGTCACCCCTGCCCTGCCGCAGACCTGTTCGATGGTCAGGGCGTCTTCATCGCCAGCGGCGACGGCAGCCTTGTGCAGCTGCATCTTCGTGACGCCCAGCCGGTCCATGTTCTGACCGATGAAGGCGGCGGCGCGGTCGTGGACCGTCTCTGTCTCCACGATCATGACGGGGATCTTGTCGATGTGCGGGTGCGTGGCCGCAGCGATAGCCGTGTGCTGGCCGTCGATCACCTCCATGCCGTCGTCGCCGAGGCTGCAGACGGGCGGCTTGAACTTGGTCCAGTCCCAGCCCTGCACGATGCGGCGGATGAGCTTGGTGGACCGCTCGGCCAGGTCTCGCTGATAGGCCTCGTTCACCAGTAGGTCAGTCGGGTTCACCCACTCGAAGATCGGGCCTGACGACGACGGCGTCGACGGCGTGAGACCGGCACCGTTGATGGCCGTGATCGGACGAAGGGCGTCCCCTTTCCCCCGATCTGGGGGACAGTCGGCGCCACCCTCAAACCCAGTGGCTTCGGGCTTTTCGGGCTCGAAAGCACCGTTTCCGGTGGACTTGGGCGCCAACGCTGGAGCATCCGGCAAAGGGCCTTCCGGTCCTTTGTCAGGCTCTCCCGGCCTGATCTGATCGACCGATAGGAAATCAGGGCGGTAGTCCTGGGTGGCCGTCACGGCGCTCAGGCCCGTGCGGGGGACTTCGTTCGGATCGTGGGGCGCAGCCCACGGGGTACGGCCCGGCGGCGGATCGCCGAGAAGGGCGCCGGTGGCTATGGCGCGAGCGCGGGGGCCCTGCTGTGTCATGCCGCGACCCTCAGCAGAAGTTCGCAGAAGCCCATGCTGCCGACGCCGAGGGCGCCGCCGAGGACGATAAGCTTCCAGATCGGGGCGTCGTGGTGGGCCGGGTTCGACCAGGAGCGGCGGATCACTGGCCGCCCTCCGGCTGAGTCCCGCCGTCGCCCAGGGCATCGCCCATGAAGAACTTGGCGACCAAAGGCGTGATCGGCAGGTCGAGAACCCGGATGGCGTTAGCGACAGCGGAGACGATCAGGTTCGCCGCGTCGTCGGCATCGTCGGAGGCCGCATGCTGGACGGCATGCAACTGCCCCATCGCCGCGACCAGCTGGAAGGCGACGCCGCCCTTGCTCGCTGGCGTCATGCGCAGGGCGGCGCTGGGGATGGCCAACAGGTCGTTCTCAGCCCGTGAATACGCCAGGATATCCTTGGGAGACAGAGCAGTAGGGCTGGTGTCCTTCGCGTCGAGCTCTTCAAACGTGCAGAGAGCGTCAAACATCTCGCCCGATAGGCTGCTGACCTCGCAGTCGAGGTGCTCGGGCCAGAACCAGACCGTGTTGGTCGCCTCGCCCGAAACAAGGCGGTGGTCCATGTTGAATTTCGACAGCGCGCGGGTGTCCTCGACGATGCTTTCGATCGCACTCGCATGGTCCGCTAAGGCCCGAATGTTACAGCCCCAGGCGCTATATCCACCCGGCTCATTGGCCGCCCGATAAGCCATGCTTTCGGCGTGCCGGCGCGCCTTGAGGACCAGACCCGTTGGCGCATCGCCGGGGGCGCCGTCCCCGATTTCCAGCAGTACACGACGCAGTTCGCGGGCGGATTGGCACCATGGCGCGTCCGATTCATCACCAGACCCGAACCGGGTCAGCGTCGGCCCGATCTTGGCGGCGACGCCAGCCCAGTGAGCGGCCCTGGTATCGAACAGTTCGGCGTGGGCCGCCCTGTATCGCTCGTAGATCTGCTTATTGGCGGCCTGCCGACGTTCGTACTCAGGCTCGTCGCTCTCAGCCTCGTATTCGTACTCGAATGCCCGGTCGCTCGCAGCCTCGGCTTCTTCGAACTCGGCCTGGATTGCAGCCCATGTTCTGTGCGCGACGGCCTCAGCGGCGTCCAAGGCGTTTCGGGCAGCAGTCATCGCTCCGACGGAAGACCCGCCGGTGGTTCTTTCGGTCACGGCCTGCATGGCGCGCTCCTGGATTATCGGTGGATCAGGCGGCGGCGATCAGCGGCCGGAGTTCGTCAATGATGGTGCTGGACCATCGGAGCTGTCGGCTGTTTCCAGTCCCATTGCCCCGAGCCACATCGACCATGACGCCACCGGCGGCGACGCCCTTGTCGGTCGGCTCCCAAGCGCCAGGACTGCCGGACTGGAAGCCGTGTTCGAGAAGTTTGGCGTTGATGAAGCGGGCCGACACCTCGCCCAGCCGTTCGCCGATCTCAGTAGGCGTCAAGAGGACTGTCTGCTGCGGCGCGACCAGATGCTTCAGGCCCATGACGCCCAGCACATCGACGCCGGTGAGGCGTTCGGTCAGGGCGTTGGCGCCCAAGGCCTTCTGATTGGCATCGCGGATGCCCAGCTGATCGCTCAGCGACTCGGCCCATGCCCAGGTTGACGTCAGGGTGCGGCTGCTCGGGGGACGCTTCAGCGCGGCCGCGCGGCGCGGAGCCTTGGCCTTGCGCTCGCAGTCGATGAAGTAGCGGCGGACCATTCGGCCCCGTTCGTTGTTCTCGACCATGCCCAGCTCTTTGGCCATGTCGATGGTCAGGACGTATTCGACCTGGCGCTGAGCCCGAGATTTTGCGCTCCCCGGATTTGGGGAGCTCAAACTTTCGAAGGTCTCGAAGTCAGCGCCCTTTTCGAACCCGTAAGTCCGAATGCGGTCCTTCATCCAGGTGGAGAAGTCGCGGCCGACCTCCAGGAAGGCATGGAGCGCCCGGCCATCCACGGTCTGGATGGCGACGCTGCCGACGGTCCCGGCGGTGACGGCCGGAAAGGCGGGGGTGTCAGCTACGGCAAGGGCGCGGCTGGCGGTTAAAACTGTGTCTGGGTGCGGCACGGCGCGGCTCCATCACGTGGGGTGATGAGCAACACGGTAACTCGACATCGCGTTAAGTCAACACGTATCTGTGTTAAAGTGCATGCACTGCCACAACCCGGTGGATGTCCACGGCATCATTATGGATGTCTACGTAGTGAGGGTCGTCGTGAGCTATGACGCTATTCGTCGGCGTCAGAGCGGGATCAATCGCAATCTTTATGGCCACAACGCCTTCAGCGGCCAAACTTTTCTGCCGAACAAGGCACGCATCGAAATGCCGGAGCGGCGAGTGCGGGCTTAAAAACAAAACATCGCCAAACCGAAATATCACATCCCCCATCGGACCGGTGATGTTTTTGGACAGCACGACGGCGTAGGTATCAGCCAGGGCCGCAACAAACGAGGGTGCCTCCACCATTTCGGTTAGGGCAAGTTCTTGGTTCGCCGCTAGCCGATAGGTGGAAATGAGCCTGCTATGTGTGGACGCGACACTTGCTTGAGCGCTGTGAATCAAAGCCGCCTCTTGCCGTAGGCTTACAGATCTCAGCGAGAGGAGCGATATGATCGGCGTCGTGTAGCGAGAGTGCTTAACCTCCCCCTTCTCGATCCGATCAATGGTTTGCTGGGTCGTCCCGACGGCCTCGGCTAGAGCCGCCTGCGAAAGCCGCGCGCGCTCGCGCATCGTGCGAATTTTCTGACCGATTTCTTCGGCACTTTGTTGCGTCGCATCCATTGCCTGCCTCCGAAGCCGTCCACTGCCGGCCTTAGGTGGACAGGACAAACCTGTCCAACACACCCTTGTGTGAAAGGTGTTGGTATTAACACTTGCGCGTGTTAGCGTAACCGCATGACGGTTCGCCCAAGCCCAGACATCACGAGAGGCCTCCTAAGCGAGGCGATTCAAATTTTCGGCTCTCAGTCGAAGCTGGCGGCGGCCACCGGCCGCTCTCAAAATGCTGTCTGGCATGCGCTGAAAAACGGCAGGGTATCTGCCGAGTTCGCGATGGCGATCGATGCCGCAACAGACGGTCAGGTTTCACGATCTGCGCTTCGTCCAGATGTGTACCGACCTGTTGCGAGAAAAGCGGGCGCCGCCTGATGCAGCGCGCCCCTCGCCTTCTCCCGCTGCTCCTGCGCCAGACGCCACCACTTCGGGTCGCGCGTCTCCCGCGCCGCGACGCTGCAGGCTCCGGCCGCAACTCCATGGCGGATCGCCCGCAAGATTTCTGCGGACGGCTCCGGTCCGCTGTTCGCCCTGTCCAACATTTCAACCTCCAATCCTGTGAGGCGACATTCGGCCAACGCCGGTCGCCCGTCACCTTGCATGCACAAGGCTCTTGGCAATGAACGACTTCTCCCCCGCTCTTCTGAAGGCGCACTTCGGCCAGCTGGTCGACGCTGTCGGCACGCAGGAGGCCGCTGCCGCCTTTCTCGGCGTCAGCCGTCAGCGCGTCGGCCAGTTGATCAGCACGGCGAACAACGACCTGCCGACCTGGGCGCAGGTGTGGAAGCTGGAAAAGGTGACCGGACAATCGCTGGTCTTCGGCGCGTTCGGTCGCATGACGGCGGGCGAAGAGGCCCACACCGGCGCCCTAACCGCTGCAGTCGAAAGCACCGCCACGGCGACCCGCGCCCTTCAGGCCGTCCATGCGGCCAAGGCCGATGGCGTCATCGAGCAACACGAGGTCGAGGCCGTGCGCGACGCGGCGCGAGACAACCTGGTCGCCGCCCAGCGCCAATACGACGAGAGCATGCGCTTGCGCTCGACATCGGGAGCCGATGCATGATCCAGATCGACCGCATCACGACCTTCGACCGCGTCCGTCAGGCGGATCGCAAGCAGGTTGAAGCCCTGGCGGAAAGCATCCGCGAGGTCGGGCTGCTCAACCCCATCGCGGTGGCGCCGGATGGCGAGGGCTATGCCCTGATCGCCGGGATGCACCGGCTGGAAGCTGCGCGCCTGCTCGGCTGGACCGAAATCCCGGCCACCGTGCTGGCGCTGGATCAGCATCGCAGGATCATCGCCGAGTGCGACGAAAACCTGTGCGCGCCGTCCCTGACGCCCGCCGAGCGCGCCGAGTTCACCCGTCGTCGGAAGGCGGCGTATGAGGCGCTGCACCCGGAGACGCGGGCTGATGCGCCAAAGGGCAATCAATATGCTTCTCGCCAAGTTGGCGACAAGCAACCGGCGCCCCGCTTCACCGCCGATACCGCCGCCGCCACGGGCCAATCTGAGCGGGCCGTTCAGCGCGACGCCGAGCGCGGCGAGAAGGTGTCTGACGAAGCGCTGGCGCTGATCAAGGGCACCCGCCTCGACACCGGCCGCTACCTCGACAGCATCAAGAACCTGTCGGCAGAGGATCAGGTGGCGAAGGTGGAAGCGGACCTGGCGCCGCCCTCTGAAACCGTTGAGAAACGGGGCACGACACCCCCGGCTGAGCCTGCAGAGCCCATCGACCCCGCCGAGGCCAAGGCCCGTCGAGAGATCGCCCAAATGACGGACGAGGCCAAGGCCGACGAGATCATCGCCCTACGCGCTGAAGTCGTGGACCTGCGCAAAGCGGTCAAGGAACATAAAGCCAACACCGCCAAGCTGAAGGCGCAGCTGAAGGGCCACCAGGGCGACAAGGACGACACGATCCGGTCGCAGGCGAAAGAGCTCAAGCACGCCAGCAGCGAGATGTTCCGCGCCAAGGAGGAGGCTGCGCGCGTCCTTCGCCACAACCACGTCCTGAAGAAGGAAAACGAGAAGCTCAAGGCTGAGATCGAGAACCAGGTGTTCCAGCTTTGAGCATCGTCGAACGCATCAGAGCCCTTGGCGGCGAGGTCGGAAGGGACCGCTGGAACATCAGCCTCCGCAAGGGACGGCTGGATGCGACGGCGCTCGCCTGGATCGCGAAGCACCGGGGCCAGCTGATGCGCGAGATCTGGCCTGAATACGACGCCTTCGAAGAGCGCGCCGCCATCATCGAGTACGACGGCGGGCTGCCCCGACAGGAGGCTGAGCGCGCCGCATACCGGGAGGTGTGCGGATGCTGACGTTCGTCGACGCCAGGGAGATTGCCCTGCGGCCCTATCAGGGGGCGGTGGTTGAGCGGCTGCGCGAGAAAATCCGGCAGCGCATCAAGCGTCTGATCCTGTGCGCCACGACGGGCGCGGGGAAGACGCTGATCTCGGCTTACCTGATCAAGGAGGCGGCGAAGAAGGGCAGCTATGTGCTGTTCATCGTCGACCGCGTCGCCCTGGTGGAGCAGACCAGCGCCGTCTTCGACGAATACGGCATCCCTCACGGCATCGTGCAGGGCATCCACCAACGGTGGGCGCCGCGCGAAAACGTGCAGGTCTGTTCGGCTCAGACGCTCGCCCGACGCAGCCTGCCGCGCGACCCTGACCTGATCATCGTCGATGAGGCGCACTGTCAGTTCAAGGCCACCATCGAGTTCATGAACCGCTATCCGAACGCGGTGAAGATCGGCCTGACGGCCACCCCGTTCACCAAGGGCATGGGCCAGCACTGGGACGGCATGGTCAACGCGGTTTCGACCCGTCAGTTGATCAACGACGGCTTCCTGGTCGAGCCCAAGATTTTCGTCGCCAAGAGCCCTGACGACAGCGAGCTGGGCCGCAACAGCTTCGGCGAGTTCAGTGACCAGAGCGCCGCCGACGCCGGGATCAAGATCGTCGGAGACGTGGTTCAGGAATGGATCGCCAAGACGCGCGAGCACTTCGGCGGGCCGGTGAAGACCATCGTATTTAGCCCGACAGTCGAGCATGGGCGCGAGCTGTGCGCCGCCTTCGCCGCCGCCGGGTTCAATTTCCAGCAGATCAGCTATCTCGACGACGAGGACGAGCGCATGGCGCGGATCGCCGAGTTCCGCCGCCCCGACAGCCTGATCCACGGCCTGATTTCCTGCGGCGTCCTGACCAAGGGTTTCGACGTGCCCGACGTGCGCGTCGGCATCTCGTGCAAGCCTTATCGCAAGAGCCTGTCCAGCCACATGCAGGAGATCGGCCGGGTCATGCGCTCGCATCCCGGCAAGGATGTGGCGCTCTGGCTCGATCACTCCGGCAACTTCGAGCGATTCCACCTGGACATGTACGACGTCTGGGAGAACGGCGCCGGCGAACTGGACAAGGCCGAGAAGCGGGACAGCGTCGCTCGCGAGCGCAATGAGAAGGCCCGCGAGAAGGTTGTCTGTCCGGAATGCTCGGGCGCTCTTCGCGGCACGACCTGCACGGCTTGCGGCTGGGAGAAGCCCGCGCGCTCAGGCATCCAGGCTGTCGAGGGCGAACTGCGCGAGTTCGATGCGGGCGCAATGGGCATGGAAGCACGCCCCGGCCTACGCGCCGAGTGCCTGAAGAACCCCAAGGCGGTCTACAATGCCGCCATCTGCTACAGCATCGACCAGAGCCGCCATGGCGACTGTGAGGCCGCCCGGAAGCGCGCCTGGGCGATTTGGAAGGGGATCTATCCCGGCAGCAAGCCGCCCTATCATTGGTTCAGCATGGCGCCAGTCGCGCCCGACGCTGGGGCGTATGCGCTGGCGGACCGCGAAGTTCTGCGCTTCCGCAAGCTGAACAAAACGCGGAGGGTGAAATGACCCTGTCGCTGACTGAAGCCCTACATCAGGCCTGTGCGGTGGTGGGCATCGAGCCCCCCAAACGCCGCCTCTCCCCCGGCCAGTGGGTGCGCACGGATACCAAGGGCAAGAACGGCCGGGACGACGCCGCCGTCCTGATCTTCGACGATGAGAATGGCGGCATGGTGTGGAATCACCAGACCGGCGCCAATCACCGCTTCAGCCTGGCCGGCTCTGGCCAGGTACGCCGCGATCCCGAAGCTGAACGCCGCGCGCGCCGTCGCGAGGCTGCCCGGCTGGCTGAGCAGAAGGAGGTCGAGCAGATCTGCGCGGCCATCGTGCATAGCTGCCGCCAAGACAAGCATCCGTATCTGGAGAAGAAGGGCTTCCCTGACGAATTGGGTCTGGTCTGCGACGTGCCCAGCAAGTTCTTCCCGGAGACGCCCTTCGGCGAAGCGCTGGCCAAGGCCCTCCCCGGCATCGGCCCCTTCCTGATCGTGCCTGGTCGCATCGGCGGCAAAGTGACGACCGTGCAGTTCATCACCGCCGATGGGGCGAAGAAGAACATCCTGAGGGGCGCGCAGGGCGGCGCCAGCCACCGGATAGCCTCTGGGCGCGATACGTGGGTTTGCGAGGGCATCGCCACAGCGTTGAGCGTCAGAGCGGCCCTGCGGCTCCTGGGCGTCTCAGCGACCGTTCTGAGCGCCTTCTCGGCATCCAACGTCGAGAAGGTGGCTGCGGCCATCCCTGGCGCTCGCATCGCGGCCGATCACGACGCCCCGAACGCGCATCTGGAAGGCAAGGGCGCCGGAGAGTTCTACGCACGACGCTCGGGCTGCGCCTGGGTGATGCCGCCTGCCATCGGTGACTGGAATGATCACCACCAAGAGCATGGCTTGCGGTCGGTGGCGATCCTGTTGCGGGAGGCGATAGGATGAAGAGACTGTCGTCCCGGGCCGAGCGCATTCGCATCTTCCACGAGCGCCTTAGGTCTCTCGGGTTTGCCAGCTATCGCGAATACCTCTCCAGCCCCCACTGGCAGGATGTTCGACGCCGCTTCTGGGCCAGCAAACTGGCCAAGAACAAGTGCTGCGCTGGATGCGGAGCGGGGGACGCACTGTCGCTTCACCATCGGACCTACAAGCGTATCGGTCAGGAGCGCCTGATGGATCTCGTTCTGGTCTGTCGGGACTGTCATTCGGGCATTCACGACTTTGAGGATCGCGTTGGAGCTCACCCTTGGCGCGCGACCAACAAAACGCTGCGCAAGAAGCGCAAGGCGCTCGGACTTCGTGGGAGGGACGTCATCTGATGATGCGAGCATCCCTCTCACGCTCAAAGAGAGAGGGGCCATTCCGACCGGTCGGTTTCGATGAGAGACGGCGGCGGCGGACATGGGAAGGCCCACCGTGGGGCAGGAACCTGGGCAAGCGCAGTCCTAAAGAGAGAAGCGCGGTTCCCGGCGCGTCGCAATGGCGCCGACATAGTAGCTCTCAACGAGGCGGGGGATGCGACCCCACCGCTTCGGCCCAAGGCGGCGGCCCGGCTCCGGCCAGCAAGACCACCACGGGCATGGGGACTAGCCGTCGGGGAGTAAAATCCTCGGGGGCTAGTCGTCCCATGCCCGGACAACAACCCTCTCCATCCAGCAACTACCTTACAGAAAGAGGAACAGTAGGGATGACGAACAACGCAAAAGACGATCCGCCAAATCGGAGCTTGTGACCTGATGGTCGAACGCATCTCCCTCGCTCAACAGCACGCCGTCAACGAGCAGCGGCGCATGGGGCGGACCGACCGTCAGGCTGAGAAGATCGTCGGTCTGCCGAGCGGCATCCTCTCCCGCCCTTTCATCGTAGTCGATGACCGCGACCCGCGCCCGCAGCGGGGCCCAGGCATCAGCCCCCGCACCCTTTACCGATACACCCTGTTCTGAAAGGCCCCTCCCCTCATGGGCAAAGCCACCAAACCCCGCCTGAACCCCCGTTCCAAGGGTGGCCGTCCCCGTCAGCAGGGCGAGCGCACCAAGGGCGGACGCCTGAAGCACGCTCCGAACGAACGCGTCCTGCAGATGCGGGCGATCTTCGGCGTCGACCATATCGGCCAGGCCTTCTCCCCCATCCAGATCGCGCTGAGGAACGGCTGGCTGAGCGAAGCCGACTGCCGGACCGCCGCCGAGTTCGCATCGCTTCACGCCGCCGCCGGCATGGGTCGCAGCAGCATCAGCCTGTCGGCTGGCATGGAGGTGAAGCCGGGAGCCGACACGTCGGGCGATGTGACTGCCGCGTCGTTCTTCGCCACCCTGCCGGATCGTGAGGTCGCGCAGATCTGGGACGCGGTGTTCACCGACGACGGCGGCCCCGCTCTAGGCCGAGAGGAGGCCGCAGCGCGCGCCATGAAGCGCTGGAAGGCAGCCTGCGCCGCCATGACGCCCGATCAGCGCGAGGAGGTGCACAACGTCTGCATCCTCGACAGCTTCCCGCAGTGGGTCATCCAGCGGGCGCACGGGCACATGGAGACGAGCTGGGAGCGGAAGCGTGACCTGCTGATCGCCGGTCTCCGCGCCATCCGGGCAGAGCTTCATCCGCCCAAGGCCAGGGAGCCGATCAACACCGGGGCGCGCGGCGCGCCATCCAGCGCCCCATCCCCTGTTCCGCCCCGCGTCATCGAGCACACGGTTTATGTCGATGAAGACGGCGAACCGCTTCTGGAGGTCGAGCGCGTTGTCCGTCGCCCTGCGGCTTGACAGGCGGATCAAATAGGAAGATAAGCCTAGATGCAGTTATGTCAGGGTGGCACGAAATCCTGACCGAGAGACCCCGGAGCATCAAGCGGCCGGGGTTTTTTGTATCGCGGCAATCTCGACAAAATCCGGTTTGCTGGTAGCTTTCTTTTCGATGAAAGAGGCAGTGCTGCTGCAAAGAGAGATTGACGCTCTCCGGGAAACGATCCAGCGCGACTGGGAACAGGTCGCGGAATCTGGCACGCCCGAGCAGCGTGACAACCTGCGCCGCCACCTGCGTGTCTGTATTGACGACCTCTCAGGCCTGCTGGTTCGTATGGAGAGGGAACCTGGCGCCAAGATGCGTCAGACATAGAAGAATAAGTCTTCAGCAGTTAGGCCCACCTCAGGGCTCCAATCTCCCTTTAGGGCGAGAGGACGACAGGCTTAGGGTTGGGAGTTCCCGGCCGGGCCTGCCGTCTGCTTCCTAAAACCGGGCAGCGAACGAGGAGAACGGCTCGCACAGCATTCGGAGTTCGGCTGTCGAATACAGGCCGGGAGCCGCGCGCTCGATCAGGTCAGGTGTCCACAGCCTGAAGCTTGGCTCCGTCGCCCGGATGCTCATCACCGCATCGGCCCGGAACGCCAGCAGCCTGACAGCGAGCTTTTTGGCGGCGAGGTAGTGGGGTGAGCCGCTGAACCAGTTGAGCCCTTGCGCCTCGGCTTGCTCGTCCGCGAATGCGGTAGCGAGGCCCTCTTCAAAAACTGGGGCATGCATACCGCCTGACGGAGCGAGTAGGTGGATGACCTCGTGAGCTAACTGGAAGAAGGCCTGTGATGGGTCGTCAGCTGCTGAGCGGCCAAGACGGATCGACACATTGCCCCTATTTCCCGGATACCAGAGGCTGGGCCCATCGCCGCCGAACTCGACCCCGAGAGGCGTATACGACTTGTCACGCGGGCCGTACCGCTCTTCAGCGATCGCCAACAAGTGGCCAAGCCGACTTGTCAGAGTCCAGGTCCAACCGTCCGGTAGTTCGGAGCATACGAAACCAATGGCTGAATCGTTGACCGTGACCGGCATGGGTGCCTCTTTGGGAGAGAGTGGCGCGAATGGAGGCATCGGACCACGCGGTGCCCGCAAGCCGTTGTGGCCTACCTCCGAGAACGTGATGGACGTTGTTCGCCATGCCCTCGAGAACGGTCAAGCCGTTTCGCTTGAGCAGAGTGTGAGCGGCATGGGCGACGCCGATCTCAACATCAAGATTACGGTTCGGCATCACCGTGGCCCGTCGTCCTGACCACATCGCCGCCCAGGGCACCCAACGCCTAAGGGGCCGCAGAGGCGTAGAGCAACGCAAGCGCCGCCTCGCCGCCGAGCCCCTGTGCAGGGACTGCATGGCCAAGGGGATCATCACCGCCTCGACGGTGCCCGACCACATCGAGCCCCTGAGCCAAGGCGGCCCAGACACCGACGACAACATCCGCTGCCTCTGCGCGGACTGTCACACCATCAGGACCAGAGAGCAGTTCGGCCAGCGCCAGGTCAGCCCTGTGGGCATGGACGGCCGACCCCTCGACCCGAACCACCCGTGGAACCGGCCCGATCGCGCCTGATGCGACCCGCTCGCAGGAGGGGGGGGGCACCAGAAACTCTGGAACCCGACGCTCGGACACCGGCGGCCAAGGTCCGTTCGCACCGAAATGGATTTTCAAACATAAAAGTTGGAGGCACCCCGTAGGGGTGATGCTGCATGAACGTAGTGCCGGGGACGGGCGACATCGTGCCGGAGCCGCACTGGCGCATGCTCCTGACGGATGACCTGGAGGTCGAGGCCGCTGGTGAACACTGGCGCCGGATCACCGCGGAGATGCGCGAGAGGGGCATCCTGTCGCCGTCGAACGGCCACGCGATCCAGCGGCTGGTTCTGGCCTACGTGATCTTCGATCGTTGCTCGCGTGAAGTCGCCGAGCATGGGGCTGTGTCGAAGCCGAAGCGGGGCAACCCCAAGGCCATCGCGCGGATCAGCCCACACTTCACAGCCATGCGGGAGGCCGGGTCGGACGCCGAGCGTCTGGAAGCAGAGCTGGGCCTGTCGCCGCGCCGCCGGGCCGCTGCCGCGAAGGTCGAGAAGAAGGCGAGGACCGCTCGTGCCTCCGACGCGTATCTCACAGTCGCCAAGTGACCCGACGAGCCGGTGGGCTGCTGATGTCGTCGCCGGCCGGATCGTTTCAGGGGAACTGGCCCAACAAGCCGCCGAGCGTCACCTTCGCGACCTGAAGGACGGGGCGAAGCGCGGTCTCTACTTCGACGAGGCCGCAGCGGCCCGAGCCCTGGGCTTCTTCCCGGCGGTGCTGTCGATCACAGCGGGCGCGATGGAGGGCAAGCCCTTCACGCTGCTGCCTTGGCACCAGTTCACGGTCGGGTCGCTGTTCGGCTGGAAGATGCAGAGCGGCCGGCTTCGGTTCCGGCAAGCTTGGCTGGAGACGGGAAAGGGTCAGGCCAAGTCGCCACTGATGGCCGGCATCGGCCTCTACCTGATGGGCTGGCACGGGGTGAAGCGCTCCGAGGTCTATGCGATCGGGCAGGATCGGGCGACGGCCAACGTGCTGTTCAAGGACGGCGTGGCCATGTGCCGGGCCAACATCCCGGACACGCCGGAGGATGAAACCGACAGTCTCGTCAGCCGGGGCGAGGCGATCATCCGAGGCGAAGGCGACAACGCCTGGAAGATCGAGCACCCGGATACCGGATCAAAGTTTCAGTCGCTGGCGAACGGCGAGGCGATCTCGGGCCCCAGGCCGACGGCGGTGCTGGCCGACGAGATCCACGAGTTCAAGTCGGGCGCTTCGATCGAGACCTGGCAGCGCGCCATCGCGAAAATGCCGGGCGACGCCATGATGCTGTTGGGGACCAACACCCCGGCGACGACGCAGATTGTGGGCACGGCCTACAGCGACTTCTTCCAGAAGGTGCTCAAGGGCGACGTGAAGGATGACGAGGCATTCGCCTTCATCGCTCGCGTCGACAAGGCGGATCGGGAGACGATCTTCGACAACGAGGCGGCGTGGGTGAAGTCGCTGCCCGCTCTCGGCATCACCTTCCCGGTCGAGAACATCCGCGGCGAGGTGAACACGGCGAAGGTGCGGCTTTCGACGGCTATGTCGGTGCGGCGCCTCTACTTCGGCATCCCGACCGGCGCCGTCGACTTCTGGATCGATGAGGCGGCCTGGGCGGCGGTCCAGGGCGAGGTGAACCCGGACGACTTCAGGGGCTGCCCCTGCTGGCTATCGCTGGACCTGTCGAAGAAGAACGACCTGACCGCCCTGACGGCGATCTGGCTGAAGGACGGGAAGCTCTACGCCAAGACCTGGTACTGGACGACACGGGACGGACTGGCGGATCGGGCCAAGGAAGACGGCGCGCCCTACGAAGAGTGGGTTGAGGCTGGCCATCTGACAGCCGTGCCGGGCGCGGTGATCGACAAGACCTTCGCGGCCGCCGAAGTCGCCCAGCTCGTCGCCGAGCACGACGTACAGTTCCTGGCCTTCGACCCGGCCGGCATCGCGGACTTCATCGACGCCTGCGACGACATCGGCTTGCCGGTGTGGCGCTGGAAGGGGCCGGACGAGCCGGAGGGCGAGGGCCTGAAACTGATCGCGCACGGCCAGGGCAAGAGGGTCGTGTTTGAGGATCGACAGCTCTGCATGCCTCGGTCGGTCGAGCGTCTTGAGGACGCGATCCTGACCAAGGCCATCACGGTGGACGCGTCCCCTGTGACCTACATGTGCGCGGCGAACGCGGCGCTGGACCACGACGGACAGAACAACCGGGCCTTCGACAAGAAGCGCTCACGCGGCCGGATCGACGGCCTTGTCACCTTGGCGATGGCGACCGGCGCCGCGCTCTATGCCGAGAAGAAGGAGGCGGGATGGAACGACTACCTCGCCAGCCTGGGGGTGCCGGCTTGATGCTTCGGGCGCTCTGGCCGTTCAGCGCCAAGGGCGACACGCGTGAAAGGTTGTCGCTGACTGAGCAACGCAGCCGCGTCGGCGACATCGACGCGGGCGTGCCGGTCAACGAGACGACGGTGCTGAACCTCTCGGCGGCGTGGGCCTGCGTCAACCTGCTGGCAGGTACGATCGCCTCGCTGCCGTTGATGGTCTACCGCACCGACGCCAAGGGCGACCGGACCGTGGCCAAGGACCATCCGCTGTATCGGGTTCTTCACGACAGTCCGAACCTGGATCAGACCGCCATGGACTTCTTCGAGGGCGGGGTGGCCGCTCTCGAACTGCGGGGCAACATGCATGCCCGGATCGGCAGGCTGGGCGACCGGATCGTCAGCCTGTCACCCATCGCTAGGCCGTCGGTCCGTCGGACATCATCTGGCACGCTGCGTTACACCTGGAGCGAGGACGGCAAGCATTACGACGAGCCCGCCGAGAATATCCTGCACGTGCGGGGCTTCGGCGGATCTCCGCTCGGTGGGCTGTCGACCATCGCCTTTGGCCGGCAGGTCTTCGGGGTCTCTTCAGCTGCGAACCTGAGCGCGGCCCGGACCTTCAGAAACGGAGCCCGCCCCGGCATCATCCTATCCTTCAAGGAGTGGCTGAAGAAGGAACAGCGCGACCCGCTCGAGCAGGCGCTGGAGGACAAGTTCACCGGCGCCATCAACGACGGGCGGCCCTTCATCGCGGAAGGCGGCACGACGGTTCAGACGCTCGGCTTCTCGCCGGAAGACACACAGCTGCTGGCGTCGCGAGGCTTCGGCGTTGAAGAGGTCTGCCGCTTCTTTGGCGTGCCGCCGCACATGGTCGGCCACACCGAGAAATCCACCTCCTGGGGGACGGGCCTGAAGGATCAGACCGAAGGCTTCGTGAAGTTCGCCCTGCGCAAGCGCCTGAAGCGCATCGAGCAGGCCATTATGAAGCAGCTGCTCACCCCGGCGGACCGCGCGGCGGGTATCGTGGTCGAGTTCAACCTAGAGGGTCTTCTCCGGGGCGACAGCGAGGGTCGCGCGGCCTTCTATGAGTCTGGCTTGCGCAACGGCTGGACCACCATCAACGAGGTGCGCCGTCGCGAGGGGCTGCCGCCGGTGGAAGGCGGCGATGTCCCGCGCATGCAGATGCAGAACGTCCCCATCACCATGCAGATGCCCGGCAAGCCGATTGGCGACATGCCGGCGCTGACGGCCGAGTAGGAGGCCTCCCTAGATGCAGACCAAGGACTTCGAGCTCGACCTCAAGGAGGTCGGGGATGACGGCACGTTCGCCGGATACGGCTCGATCTTCGGCAACGCCGACAGCTACGGCGAGATCGTCGAGCCCGGCGCGTTCGCCGCCAGCCTGCGCGCGCACGCCAAGGCCAAGACCATGCCGATGATGCTGTGGCAGCACGACACCTGGCAGCCCATTGGCGTCTGGACGCTGATGGAAGAAGACCAGCGCGGCCTCCGTTGCGAAGGGCGTCTGCTCCTTGGCGTGAAGCAAGCCGACGAAGCCCACATCATGCTGAAGGCGGGCGCCATTCGCGGCCTGTCGATCGGTTACCGCGAACTGGCCGCCGAGCCTGACGGCAACAACCGGCGCCTGAAAAAGCTGGACCTGCGCGAGGTCAGCATCGTGTCGTTCCCGGCGAACGACAAGGCGACGGTCACGTCTGTGAAGGCAGAGCGCGCCGCCGATTTCGTGCGGCGACTGCGCGACGGCGAGCCGCCCAGCACCAAAGAGTTCGAGGACATCCTGGGTGATCTAGGGGTCCCGAAAGCCCTGCGGGCAGGCATCGCCTCCCACGGGTACGCCAAGGCCATCCGGAGTGAGTCCGGGGGCATCGATCCAGCCGTCAAATCAGCCATGACCGACCTGCGGGCGGCGCTGGACGGCTTCCTCAACCCCCGGACCTGATGGAGACCCCAATGTCCGAAGCTCAAGAAATGGAAACCCTCGTCAAGGACCTGAAGCAGGCCGCCGACGACGTGAAGAAGGTCGCGGAGACCACCCAAACCGAGGTCAAGAACCTGGGCAAGGTGACCGACGAGACCAAGCAGAAGGCCGACGAGGCGCTGGTCAAGCACAACGAGATCAGCGAGCGCCTGTCGGTCATCGAACAGAAGATGACCCAGCCGGACGGCCGCGACGACGAACGCCAGAAGTCGGCCGGTCAGATGGTCGCCGAGAGTGACGAGCTGAAGAGCTTCATCGCCGGCGGCGGCAAGGGCCGGGTCAGCATCGCGGTCAAGGCGATCATCTCGTCCCTGACGACCGACGCCAACGGTTCGGCCGGCGACCTGATCGTGCCCCAGCGCGTGGACGGCATCATCACGCCCGCCCAGCGCCGCATGACCATCCGCGACCTGCTGACGCCGGGTAACACCGCGTCGAACGCCATCCAGTACGTGAAGGAAACCGGCTTCACGAACAACGCGGCGACCGTCTCGGAAACCTCGGGCGCGACCAAGCCTCAGTCCGAGATCAAGTTCGACATCGTCACCACGCCGGTCACGACCATCGCCCACTGGGTGCTGGCGACAAAGCAGATCCTCGACGACGTGCCGCAGCTGCGCTCCTACATCGATGGGCGCCTGCGCTACGGCCTGGAGTACGTCGAGGAAGGCCAGATGCTGAACGGCGGCGGCACCGGCACCGATCTGAACGGCATCTACACCCAGGCGACGGCGTACTCCGCTCCGACGACCCTCCCCGGCCCGGTGACCAGCATCGACGTGCTGCGCCTGGCGATGCTGCAGGCCTTCCTGGCCGAGTTGCCCCCGACCGGTCACGTCCTGCACCCGACCAACTGGGCCGAGATCGAGTTGGTCAAGGACACGACCGGCCGGCACATCATCGGCAATCCGGTCAACGGCGGTCCGTCCACCCTGTGGCGCCTGCCTGTGGTCGAGACCCCGGCCATGACCGTCGGCAAGTTCCTGACCGGCGCCTTCAAGCTGGGCGCGCAGATCTTCGACCGCGAAGAAGCCAACGTCGAAATCTCGACCGAGGACAGCGACAACTTCCGCAAGAACCTGGTCACGATCCGCGCCGAGGAACGTCTGGCCATGGCCGTCTACCGCCCGGAAGCCTTCATCAAGGGCGACCTGGCTGCAGCCATCACCGCTTCGACCGCCACCGGCGGCTGATGCTGAGCGCCCCGGCTCCGGCCGGGGCCTCTTTTCCCGAGCGGCCGATCAGCGACCGTTCCGGCAAGGAGAACACCGATGAAACTCTATGCTCTCGATACCGTGCAGATCACGTCCGTGAAGACGCCCGATCCCCTGTTGGCCGGCGAGGCGTTCGAAGTCGACGACGAGGCCCTGGCCGAACAGTTGATCGACCGCGGCCTGGCCAGCAAGAAAGCGCCCGGCGAGAAAGCCGCGCCGTCGCCGAAAAACAAGGCTGAGCCGGCGCCCTCCAACAAGGCCGAACCGAAGCCGGCCAACAAGGCGGGCGCCTGATGCTGAATGTCGTCGTCCTGACGGCCGGCCCTCTCTTCAGCATTGACGAGGCCAAGCAGCACCTAGGCGTCGAGCACAACGACCACAACAGCCTCATCGAGAGCTACGCCGACGCTGCCGTTCTGTCCTGCCTCGACTTCTGCGACCACAAGCTGGTGCCGCAGGGTGCGGAGCCCGCGTTCAAGGCGGCGGCGCTGCTGACGCTGGGCGGGCTCTACAACTCGCGGGAGTCGGTCATTACCGGGACCATCGTGGCGCTGAACCCGGCGGTCGAGAACCTGCTGCGCCCCTACCGCATCATTCGCGTCTGAGGAGACCCGCCATGCGCGTTCGCTTCACCGAACCCTACGACTACACGCCGAGCGAAGAGCCCCGCGTGCTGATCGCTTTCTCCCCGAATGGCGGGGCCGAGAAGGACGGCGCCTATACCGTCCGCCGGGAATGCGGCGAGGCGGCCGTGAAAGCGGGCAAGGCGGTCGATATCGCCCCGGACCCGCTCGACCACGACGGCGGCGCCCGCAAGGGCGGATCGCTGCCGAAGGTGAAGAACACCAGTGCCGAAGCCTAAGGGCGCGGGCGACCTTCGCCATCGGGTGAAGTTCCAGCGCCGGCCGATCGACGGCGACGACGGCTACGGCAACCCCGAAGGCGACTTCGCTGACCTCGGTATCGAGCGCTCGGCCAGCCTGACCCCGACGCGCGGCGGCGAGGATGTTCAGGCCGGCCGCGTGGCAGGCAAGGCCATTTGGGACTGCTGGGTCAGGAACGACAGCGGGACGCGTCAGATCACGACCGGCGACCGTGTGGTGGACGCCAGAGATCCAAGCTGCGTCTTCAACATCCGCTTCATCGGCGACATGGACGGCGACCGGACGTGGCTGCTGATGCAGCTGGAGAGCGGGGTCGCGACGTGAGCGAGGACATCGAGGGCCTCAACCGTCTGATGGCGCGGTTCGCCGCGATGCCCGCCAATGTGCGCAAGCGCGCTGGCCAGCAGGCGTTCATGGGCGCGGAGGACATGGTGGCGACGATGAAATCCATCGCCCCGCGTGATGACGGGGAAGACGGCGACCAGAAGCTGGTGGATCACATCTACCAGGAGGAAGGGCGGCTGGGGGATATCTCCTACGTCGTCATCAGCGACGCCAAGGACAGCAAGGGGCGGCCGAAAGCTCCGCGTGTCGAGCTGGGGCACGTCGCGGAGGATGGAACGCAGGTGCCGGCCGTGCCCCACTTCTACCCGGTCGTCCGGACCTTGGGCCCGAAGATCAAGCGGCGGATCGCCAGCGCCGTGACGCGGGAGCTTCGCAAGAAATGATCGACGGACAACTGGAGCTGCAGGGCGCCATCAACTCCACGGTGCGCGGATCGGCAGTCATGGACGGCCTGATCGGCAAGCGCATCTATGACCAGGTCCCGGCGGACGAGACCGGGCGGGTTTCGGACGACCTCTTCCCATATGTGTCGTTCGGCCCGATGACGTCTGGCGACGACGGCGACCAATGCCACGACCTGGTGGCGATCTCCGTCCAGTTGGACTGCTGGTCGCGCGCTGTGGGCTGGCCCGAAGTAAAGCGGATCGCAGCGGCCTTGGTGAAGCTGCTGAACGACAAGATCGCGGTGCCCGGCTTCACCGTCGTCATTCACGAAGTGGAGCGGGTGCTTTCGACCCGCGAGGCAGACCGGCGGACCAGCCGCGTCGCCATCCACTTTCGCTACCGGCTGGCGCCTCGCGCCTGATCCCCGAGCAACCGCTCAACCCTGAACCGCCCCTGACCGGGCGGCGCTTTCACATGGAGAACCGCTATGGCGGAACCTGAATACGTTGAGGTCGTCTCGGGCGAGTCGATCCTTGTCCAAATCGGCGATGGCGCTGACCCCGAGGTCTTCGCGCACGACTGCATGATCAACGGCTCGCGCTCCTTCGAGCGCACTGCGTCGGTGACCGAGCAGAGCATTCCCCGCTGCGACGACCCTTCCCAGCCCGACAAGATCGTGCGGCGTGTCGACAGCACCGACAGCAGCATTGGCGGTGGCTTTAAGGTCCACGCCTCTTCGATGCTGCCGTGGATGCAGCGTGTCGGTCAGACGGTGAACGTGCGCGTGCGTCAGGCTGGCATGTGGCGCGTGGCCGGGGCCTACATCCTGCAATCGTTCAGCGTCGAGGCTGAAGCTCGCGGCTACGCCACCGGCTCGATGAACATGGTGCAGGCCGACGAGCCGACCATCGGCGCGGACGCTCCTTAATGAGCCGTTCGGCCAAGGCCCGCGCCCCGTTCGGCGACAGCGTCTATGACTTCCAGCTGACCATCGGTCAGTTGGAGGAGCTTCAGGAACTGACCGATGCAGGGCCGGAGGAGATCTATCAACGGATCTCGGAAGGTCGCTGGCGGCTGGCGGACCTGCGGCAGACGCTGCGCCTGGCGCTCATCGGCGGCGGCGTCGATCAGTTCAAGGCGCTGGGCCTGGTCGAGCGATACGCTGGGCCGGGCGACTTCTTGGCCCTGAAGCCGTTGTGTCTGTCCATCATCGCCGCCGCGCTGGTCGGCGCTCCTGACGAGGACAAGCCGAAGGGGGAGATGGAGGGGGAGACGAACCGCTCCCCCGACGAAAGCTCCGGTTCGGCAACTTTTACGCCATTGGCGGCGCCATCGGCCTCTCGCCCGAAGCGGTCGCGCAAACCTCGATCTGGCGACTGATGCGAGCCTATGACGGCTGGCTGAAGGCCCAGGGCGCGGAGAGTAAGGAAGGCCCGCCGTCCGATGCCGAGTTTGAGGCGGCGGTGAAGGCGGCGCGGAGTTAGGCCTTCCCCGAGGGCTGCCGCCAAAATATGCTCCTGCGAATGAGCGGAGGGTTCTTTGAAAAAGATCGCGATCTTGTCGTTGGCTTTTCTCGCAGGTTGCGGCTCGGCGCTGGACATCCGGGACGCGAAAGAGGCCGTGAAAGACACGCTTCGAAACCCGGGTTCTGCAGAGTTTAGACACGTAAGAGTGGTTCGGCAGGACGGGCAGCCACGAGTGGTGTGCGGAGAGTTCAACGGCAAGAACGCTTTCGGCGGGTACGTTGGCTTTCGCGACTTCTATTATCGAGACGGTTATCTGCGCGTGGGTAGTGAGGTCGGCGACGCCTCGCGCTCACTAGCGGAGATCGAGGACAGCACGAGATTCATTCGTGAGCACGCGCGGCTGTGTTTGGGGCTGGATGTGCAGCCGTAACCGGCAGGCAGTCTGAAGGTGTAACGGGCGGTTCTTTCAGAGCCGCCCTTTTTCATGGGCGGTGTGCATGGCCGAAGAGATTGATCGGCTGCTGGTTCGCATTGAGGCGAACGCGACGCAGTTCGAAGCGACCATCAAGAAGATGAACCGCTCGCTGCATGGCGCCCAGGCGGAGACCCGGCGGTCCATGGCGGAAATCCAGAAGAGCGTCGATGGCGCATCGATGGGCATCCGTCGCTCGGCGCTGATGGCCACTTCAGCCTTGGCTGCCCTCGGCGTCAGCTTTGGCGCCGCCCAGCTGGTGAAGGATTTCCGGGAGGGCGAAGAGGCCGCCAAGCGGCTGGAAGCCGTTTTGAAGACGACCGGCCACGCGGCGGGCTTGTCGTACGGGCAGATCGCTTCCTGGGCGCGAGAGCTGGAAGAAGAGACAGGACGAAGCGCCACCGAAATTCAGAACGCAGCGGCGCAGCTGGCGACCTTCACGTCGATCGGTCGGCGCGAGTTCACCGAGGCCATTGAGGTCGCCACCGACATGGCGGCGGTGTTCGGCGGGGACCTGAAGTCCAATCTGGACGCTGTGGCGCGGGCGCTGGACGATCCGATTGAGGGCTTTGCCAATCTTCGCAAGCGGGGCTTCGCGCTGACCGAGGCCGAGCTGAAGCGGGCCGAGGCTCACATGAAGGCGGGCCGGTTCGCCGAGGCGCAGCAGGTCGTTCTCAAAAACCTCTCTTCCCAGGTCGATGGCGCGGCCAAGGCCGTGAACACGGGCCTGACCAAATCACTGAACGATCTGCAGCGGCAGGCGGGCGACACCTTTAAGCAGCTGGCCGATCAGGGCGGGACAGCTGCGGCTATCGCTGCGCTGGAGTTGGCGACCAAGGGCGTCGCTTTCCTCGGCGACAACATGGGCGTCCTGTTGGATGCCGCGCAGGCGTTGGCGATATTCATCGGGACCAACTACGTCGCGTCGTGGCTGGCAGCGGAAAAGGGCATGGTTCGCACCGCGATCTCTGCCGCGCGCGCGGAGGGGGCCGTCAAGGCTCTTCAGGCCGCGCTAAGCGCCAACGCTGTCGGCCTCGCGACGCTAGCCGTTGCTGGGTTGGTGACTGGCCTGGTCATGTTGGCCAAAGCCCAGACTACCGCAGAAATCACCGCCAAGGCCCACGCCAAGGCGCAGGCTGAAATCGCGCCTGCAACTAGCGAGTTGGAGAAGCTGGTCAGGAAGCTGGCTGCCGCCAATGATGAAGAGACGGCGAGCATTCGCCGGAAGATAGACGCCCTGCTGGCTGAGGAGCGCCTCAAGGCGCAGATGAAGCGGAACGCTTATCTGGACGCGAAGGCTGAGGTCGCGTCGAAACCAGTCACAACCTATTCCCAATCGCTTTCGATGGGCGGCATTCCGGCGGGCTTCTCACTCCTGCCCCAAGAACAGCGGCCCACCCAGATCGGCCCGAACGGCAACCCGATTGATACCGTCCAGGAGACGACGGACCTCAAACGCCTGCGCATCGAGGCAGAGGAAGCCGAGAAGGCCTATCGGGCGCTGGCCGAAACTGCGCAGGAGACGGTCGTTCAGGCGACAACGCCGCTCGAATACACCGACAAGGACGCGGGCAAGAACGCCAAAGCGGCCGAACAGCGGCGGCGCTTGCTGGAAGACCTGAAGGCGCAGACGGCGCTGGAAGTCGCGCAACTGGATGAGCATATCGCCAAGGTCCGCGAGCTGGAGCGTCAGGCCGAGATCACGGCCCGCATCCGTCAGCTGGAAGACGCCGGGTTCAAGGCTGCGCAGGCCCGCGCCATCTCGGGCGAAGTCCAGACGAAACTGGACGAAGCCCGCGCCCGCGCCATGGAGCGCGAAGAAGGGCTGCTGAAGCGCAGCTGGGACCTCGACATCGCCCGCCTGGACGAGAACTGGGCGACGGTCCGCGCGATTGAGGAAGAGGTCGAGAAGCGGGAGCTGGTGGCAGCGCTGGCCAAGGTGACGGCCGACGAGACGAGCGCCATCGCCAAGGCCGAAAGCATGCTGGCCGCCATTCAGTCCGCCCGCGTGGATGCCGCCATGCGCGGCCTCGACCTGGCCCGCGAGGAGCATCGCCTCGCGGTTGCGCAACTCAGCGGCAACCGCCAGCTGACCAAGGAGCTGCAGGACCAGGCGGCGATCCGTGAACGCACCAAGGCCTATCAGGCCGAGGGCTACGGACTGAAACCTGCCGATGCGGAGCGGCGTGCGACCGAGGAAGTCACGCGCGAGCGGGCTGCGGCGACCTATGGCGAGCATCGTGAACTGTTCGCCACGGCGTTCAGCGACGGCATCCGCGCGGCGATGGCAGGCGACCTTCAGGGCTTCCTGTCCAATCAGTTCGGCAACTTCGCCGATACGATGATGCAGAAGGCCGGGGAGCAGATCTTCGACGCCGTGTTCGGCGGCGTCGACGCTATGGCTACGGGGACTGCAGAGGGCGCCGCCCATGCGGCCGTCGTAGCACCAGCCATCGTCACAGCAGGCGCGGCTGCCGGAACGACGATGGCGGCCTCGATCGTGACCGCTGGTGCGGCGGCGGGTGCCGCCATGGCCGCGCAGATCATGGCCGCATCCGCCGCAACCTCGTTCCTGCCCGGCTTCTCATCCGGCGGCTATACCGGCCCCGGCGGCGTGAATGATCCGGCGGGCGTCGTCCACAGGGGCGAGGTGGTTTGGTCGCAGCGGGACGTCGCGCGCGCCGGCGGCGTGGCTGCTGTCGAGGCCATGCGCCGGGGCTTGCCGGGATACGCCAAGGGCGGCTCTGTGGCGTCCACGCTCCTGCCCCAGGTCGCCCGTGCCATGGAGCGCGGCGACGGCGCTGGGCGCCAGCCCATCATCGTCGAACAGCATCTGCACAACAACTTCGAGGGCGCGGTGATGACCGAAGAGCTGTTGCGGGACATGGACCGCAAGGCTGCGATGGCCCAAGCGGGCGCTGTGGCTCAGGTCGCCAGCGCCTCAGCCGAACAGCAGCGCAAGTCCATTTACAGGACGCGGCGGTAATGGCGCGGCTGACGCTGCCGCCGCTGCCCCGGCAGACGGGCTATCAGGAAGTCCAAATCGCGGCCGGAACGACGCAGCGCCCAGCCTGGGGCGGCCCGCTGCTGCCCTTGGCCCGGACCGGTGACAGGTGGGCCTTCGATGTCTCGATCCCGGCCATGGCGGCGGCGACGTGCGGAGCCAAGGTCAAGCTGATCCTCGCGAAGGGCAAGATCAACACCGTGATAATGGCCATTCGCGAACCGGGTTCGCCTGATCGCGATTACGGCGCACCGCGCGTTGCGCTGGGCGGTCAGCAGGGCACGTCGCTGAACGTCGCGGGCCTGACGCCCGGCGTCGTCATTCCCGACGGCAAGTGGATGAACCTCGTCATTGGCGGCCAGCACTTCCTCTATCTGGTCGACGGCGAGGTCGCGGCGGACGTCAACGGTGCCGCCATCCTGAAGCTGTGGCCGATGATCCGGCGCAGCGCGCCGCTGAACGCGCCTGTCCGGCTGTCCGACCCTGTGATCGAGGGCTTCGTCACCATCGAGGGCGGGGTCTCCATCAAAGACTTCGCGCACGTTGGCTCGGCCGCCGTGAGCTTCCGCATCGAAGAGCAAGAGTAGGTTTCCATGGACCCGATCCTGAAAGCCGCGCTGGGGCAACCGGCGCGGACCTTTACGGCTGTGCGCGGCGAACTGCCCGACGGGGCGGCGCCCCTGCGTCTACTGAACGGCGGGCAGGCCGTCATCGCGGGCGAGACCTATCTCGGCCGGGATGACCGCTTCGGCGCCATCGACAAGATCAGCCCCATCAGCGACGGCGTGAAGAGCGAGGCGACCACGGCCAGTCTCGTCCTGCGCACGGCCACGGCCGAGGCCATTGAGGTGCTGGCCAATCCGAAGACGCAGGGCGCGCCGATCACCATCACGCAAGGCGCCATCGACACGGACACCGGCGGCGTCTTCGGCGTCGAACTGCTGTTCCGAGGCGAGATCAACTATGCCGTTCTGGTCGCCGACGAAGAGACGCGGGCGGTTCGGGTCGAGCTGATCACAGAAGAGGCGCGTGCGCTCGAGCCGAATGATGAACGTAGGCTGAGCCATTCCTTCCATCAGTCCGTCTGGCCGGGCGAACTGGGCCTCGTCCACGTCACCGGCGTTACGCAGAAGGATTTCTGGCGCATCCGCAAGCCCTCGGTTTCGTATAGCGGCGGGGGCGGGCGCCCCGGCGGCGGCCACGTCGACGGCGGCATGGCGCACCTGTTCTGATGGCCCGCGAGACAATCCGCCGGGAGGCGGCGGTACGCGCCTGTATGGCGCGCTTCGACGGCAAGGAACTGCGCTATGGCGCGGCGGACTGCGTTCGCCTTGTCGGCCATTCGATGCACAAGCTCGGCGTGGGAACCCCTCTGCTGAAGGGGGTTCGGTATCGCTCGGAGTGGGGTGCGGCCAAGGCGCTGAAGGGCCTGGGCTTCGCCGATCTGGCTGAAGCTGTCGACGCGCTGGGCTTTGTGCGCATCGGCGCCGCCATGGCTTGGCCCGGCGACATCATCGCCGGACCCAGCCGTGAAGACGGACCGTTCCGCGTCGCCCTATCGGTCGCACACGAATACGGCGCCGTGCGCACCCTGGCATTCGGCCCCACCCCGGACGGCCGTGTCATCTGCGGTGTCGGCAAGCCCGACCTGTCGCACCCTGACGTGATCGCCTGGAGGGTCGCCCATGGCTGAGATGGCAGCGGCTGCGTGGGCCTTCGTCAAGGCGGCCTTCGTCGCCGTAGGGAGCGGAACTGCAACGGCCGGTCAGGTCGCAACCGTCGTCGCCGTCAACGTGGCCGGTTCGGTCGCTTTGTCGGCCGCAGCTTCGGTGCTGATGAAACCAGACGTGGGCGGCCGTGCGCCGGGCGAATGGCTGGCGGACCCCAACGCGGGCATTCCGTTCGCCATCGGCGACCGCATCGGCGTCGCCGGAAACATCGTTTACAAGAACACGTTCGGGAAGGATAACGAATACAAGGGGATCGTCACTGTCCTGTCGGGCGCTGGTCCTATCAGCGCCTATCTGGGCTTCACCGCTGACCGCGAACCCATCGCGTTCGCCGGAGAGGCGGCGACGGGGCGCTATGGCGGCGAGATGTGGATGCAACGGCGCCTGGGCGAACAGCCCGACACCGCCCTCACGTCCCCTGCGGCCATCACCTATCAGACGCTGCCCAACTGGGGGCCGAACCACAGGCTGTCCGGCAAGGCGGCGTTCATGTGGACGCTGCGCATGGACTCCAAGTTCAGCGTCTATCCGCAGGGCGAGCCCGCGCCGATCACCGTCCTGCGCGGGATCAAGGGCTATGATCATCGCTATGATAGCACCATGCCGGGCGGCTCCGGCCCGTGCCGTCTGAACGACCGGTCGACGTATCGGACCATCACGAACCCGGCCATCGCAGACCTGAACTGGTGCCTGGGCCTGCGGGAGAACGGCAAGGTGGTCGGCGGACTGGGCGTCTCGCCCGCCGGGATCGACTGGAGCGCCTATACCCGCGCGGCCAATGTGGCCGACGCCAACGACTGGACTATTGCTGCTTATCCACGGTCCGACGAAAGCAAGTCCGAGGTTCGGGCTGGCATGTTGCAGGCGGGCGGCGCCGTTATCAGTCGCCGCGCGGGACTGGTCAGCTGCGTCACGCGCGGCGCACCCAAGTCCCCTGTAATGACAATTTCGGCGGCGGACACCGCGGGCCCCATCGAGCTGGACACGGCGGCCAACGTCCTGAACCGTTACAGCACGATAACGCCGCGCTATTTAAGTGAAGCTCATGAATGGTTATTGACGGCGGCAGAGCCGGTAACTTCGAGCGTCTACATCGAAGAGGATCGCGGTCGCGTCCGGTCTGACCAACGCGACTATCCCTACGTCCCGAGCGCAAAGCAGGCTGCGGAACTCTGTGCCTTGGACATCGCCCATAGCCGTGAGGGCATCGCTGGCCGCTGGCCGCTGAAAGCCTATTGTCGCGAATTGGAACCCGGCGACGTCTTCACGGTAAACGAGCCGGGCCTCCTACTGGACGGCATGGATATGCTGGTCCTGGATCGTGACTATGATCCGGAGACGGATACGCCCTATGTGGTGTTCGTTTCGGAGACGCCGGGCAAGGTCGCCTGGGCTCTGGGCCAGCAAGCGAACCCTTCGCCGACGCCCGCGCTGTCTGCCCGACATGACCTGAACGCCCCCGATCCCGGTGCCTTTGATGTGGTGATCGTGCCGCCCTCGCCCGAAGGCGTTTCGGCGCCCGGCGCGGAAGTCGTGATCGACATCGACAACGCCCGCGCCGAAGACATCGTCATTGAGATAGGGCCTTCGTTTGACGGTCCGTGGCGCGTCGCGAAGACGGTGACCATCAACGACGGCCAGCTGCGCATTCCGGTCAATGAGCTGTCGCCAGGCGAAGTGTTCTGGGTCGCGTTGAGCTATCGCTCGGCCGATGACGGGGCGTCGCCAAAGACGATCAAGGGACCGTACACGGCCGGCGACCTGATCGCGGGCGGGCTGGCGCCGGATGCGGCCGAGAAGGTCGTGCAAGAGGTTCTGGATCAGGTCGGGGACATCGCTGCCGGGACGGAAGCTGCCGAACAGGTTGCTGAACTCGTCCTGGAGACCATCCTTAACGAGAACGACGCCTTGGTGAAGGAGGCCAAGGAGCGGGGCGAGGGGATCGCAATCGCTTATCAGGGTGCGGTCCAGCACGCGGACAACAAGATCGCCGAAGTCACGTACACCATGGCCACCATCGCCATGCTGAACGACGCCCAGGCTGCGACGCTGTTCCAGGCTCACTCCTACACGGACGGTAGCGTCGCGACGGCTATGAACACGGTCTACACCAAGGCCGAGGTTGATGCCGGACGCGCGACGACGCTTCAGCAGGCCAAGTCCTATTCGGACGCCAAGGCGACCGAGGCCTCGCTCCTCTACGCCACCAAGGCCGAGCGGGAGAACGGCGACGCTGCGACGTATGCGTCGATGAAGTCGTACGTCGACGCCTATAAGGCCGAAGCGAACCTGACGTTTGCGACGACCTCACAGCTCAATGGGGTCTCGGCAACGGCGGCCCTGGCGTTGTCTACGGCGCAATCCGCCGATGGGAAGCTGAACGAAGCTCGAGTGCGCCTTGTCGCTGCGGCGGGGGGCGGCAATCCTGCCTTGGTTGAACTTTTCTCGGGCGGGGCCGGCTCATTTGTTCGACTGGCGGCGGCGCAAATACTGTTTGGCGACAACACCGTCTTCGAGGATGCGACCGACACGCTGGTCACGACGACCGGCTCTGTCCGCTACATCACGGCATGGGGGGCACCCTTTGGACCTGACGCGCTGACCTATTGGGTCGGCCCCAGCAACGTCTCAACATCCAGCGCCACCAAGGCGGCGGCCGAAGCGGCGGGCGGCCAGTGGCGGGACGCGGCCGGAGACTCTTTCTTCGGAGGTAAGACGTTGAGCGGCCCTTTTGACACAGGGACAAGCGGGGCCTCTCCGGTTTTCCTAAATGAGGACTGGACTACAATCGCAAGCACCAGCCTTCACCCGATGCGGGATGGGGCCTTTTCAATCAAGGTCACAATGGAGGCCCAGGCCGATGCCCAGAACTCCCAAGGCCCCCAAATCCCTTCGATAGTATACAGGGTGGTGTCTGTGGACGCCTCGGGTGGTGATGTCGTCGTTCTTCACCAGAACTCGGTGACGGCTCCGTCCTCTTGGGGAACGATGAATATCGGGTATCTTTCGCCTGCGCTCGGCCAAAGAAGGGGAAGGAGGAGGCTACTTCTTCAGGTCCTCATTGGATCCCCGACATACTTCGCACAAGTTCGGCACGTTAGGATGAATGGGCTTTATACGGCCGATGTTACTTCCGTTTAAGGGCAACGCCGCCGACGCATCCGCACACAGCGCGCAGTTCGACGGCCTCTACGCGCAAGGCTCGTGGCCCCCCACACAGCCATCCACACATCAGGAGATTCCTATGGCCCAGGCCACCGATCCGGTCGCGGATATCCGCGCCGAAGAGCAAGCCCTCATGCGTAGTGTTGGGGGCTGAGCATGGCGCTGACCGACGCTCAATGGGCCGCCGCCCAGGTGGACATCAACGCCCGCCTGATCGCCGGTACAATCAGCGAGGCGCAGGCGATCGCTGAACTGACGGCTGCGACTGAAGACTGGCCGTCGCGCACGCTTTCCAATGCGGACCTGGCCGCGCGTGTCAGCCGGTTCCTGGCTCGTCTCAACGGCCTGATCCTGACGGAAGGGCCGCCTGACGTCGCGCTCGGGGAATTGAACACCTTCGCCTACGACACGGTGAACGGCGCGCTCTACGGCCCGAAGACACTCGCGGGTTGGGGCGTGCCGGTTTCTCTGGTCGGGCCCGATGGCCCGGCCGGGGTGATCAGCGGCGCGTCGATCAGCATGCTGGCGCCGGGCGCAGAGCCGACGGTGACGCTGGGCGGTACGGCATCGGATCGGACGTTGGCCTTCGGCATTCCCGCCGCCCGCGACGGCGAAGACGGCATGACCCCCAACGCCTCGGCCGAGGTTGCGATGATCGCGCCGGGCCAGCCCGCCGTAGTGACGCGCAGCGGGCCGGACAGCGCGCCGGTCTTCACCTTCCAGCTGCCTCGCGCGGCGGACGGAGACGACGGCCGCGAGGTCGAACTGCAGCCCGGCGTCACGCATCTGCAATGGCGGTATGTGGGGGATGCGACCTGGACGAACCTGTTCGCGCGGGCCGACTTCAAGGGCGATACGGGCGAGAAGGGCGACGCCTTCGCGTTCGACGCCAAGCCCGCCGATCTGGCCGCGAGGGCGGCCTATGACGCCGAGCCCGAGGGCTTCACGGTCCTGGTGATGGACACGGGCACCGTCTATGCCCGAGTCAGCGCCACGGCCGGGGTGTGGTCCGACGGCTTCCCGTTCGGGCAGACCCAGAACGCCATCCTGACCGCGCTATCCGAACTGAATGCAGCGCCCGGTCTGCTGTATCAGGAAGACGGGGCGACCTTCAGCAAGCGCGCAATCGGCGCGGCGGCGGATACGGATGTGCTGGACCGCCAGGCGGCGGATGCGCGTTATCGACGCCAGGGTCAGGCGGTGCCGCTGGCTGACGTGACGGGCCTGCCCGCCGCGCTGGATGAGAAGGCGGACGCGGCGGCGACGCTGGCGATGCTGGGCGACAAGGCCGCGAAGGCCGACACCTACACCAAGGGCGAGGTCGACGCGAAGATCGTCTTCGCCACGGTCGCAGAGGTTCGGGCGGGCGCCGTCGACGGCAAGGTCATCTCGCCCAAGGTGGCGGCCGACGCCCAGGCCAACGTCGCGATCACCCGTGCCGACGCGGCCATAGGGATCAACTTCGACGGCTTCATCAACGCGACGATCACTCTGGATGCGAACGGAACGCTTGGCCCGCCCTCGGGCGGCTATCCGGGGAAGAGCGGGGTTTTCAGCATCATCAACGCTTCCGGCACGGCGTCGCTGGCCTTCAACGCCGCCTATAGAATGCCCAAGGGCGGCATCACTCTTGAGAGTGGTGTGAACGCTGCGACCCGCATCCCTTACATGATCGGTGGCGCTGGGGCGGTGATCCTGTTCCCTGCTTCGAAGTGGAGCGCCTGATGTTTCTTCCTAATCCGGGGATCATGGCGGCGGGGACAGGCGTAGCGCCGCCTGGCCAACAATTGTTCACAACAAGCGGGACGTTCATCGTCCCGCCGGGCGTTACGTCGATCTGCGCGGTAGCCATCGGTGCAGGCCACTATGCGGAATGGGCCAACTGGGACATCTGGTATGGCGGCGCTGGGGGCGGCCTAGCCTATAGCAACGCCATTCCCGTGACCTCTGGCGACGCGCTGTCGGTTACTGTCAATACCTCGGATAGCCACCTTAACCGAGGCTTGACCGTCTTACTTCACGCGACCCGTGGAAGCTGGGATTACGACAAAAGCGTCATGAGAGGGGGCGCGGGTCGTGTTGGGCAAGTGCTCCGAACCGGCGGCGGGGGCAGCTATCGCTTATCTAATCCAGCCTCAGGAGGCGGCGCAGCCGGTTATACCTCGAACGGTGAATACGGTGGAGACGCAGGTGTAGCAGGGTATGCCGGGCGCGGCACGTCTCCGTATGGCGGCGGCGCAGGAGGGGCGGCCGGGGCGGCAAGCTCCGTCGCACAAGCCACCTATGGTGGAGGCGGTGGACCATCTGTCGGTCCCGGACCAGGGTGCCTACGAATTATTTGGGGCGAGGGGCGCGCCTTCCCTAACACCAACACCGGAGACCTATGATGTGGCACCTCAACAACGCCCCCGCACCCCGCGACCCCTCGTCCGGCTGGCTGATCATCAACGACGTGCAGTATCCGCCCGACTGGCCGCATGACGACCTGCTGGCGCTGGGGCTGGAATGGGTCGAGCCCGAGCCGCCCGCTCCAACCGCCGAGGACATCTGCCACCAGATCGACGCCGAGCGGGACCGCCGCACCGCGTTGGACTTCGCCTATGACTTCGGGGCGACGGTGGCCTTGGACGACAGCGGCGCGGAGATCGCAGCGGGCGAGCGTCTGTTGCAGATGCGGCCCGAGGATCAGCGCAACTGGCAGGCCCTTCAAGGTGCGGCGCTGACGGCCTTGGTTTCAGGCTCGCCCGAAACCATCCTGCCTATGCGCGCCGAGGACAACTGGAACATCCAGACCACGGCGGACCAGGTGCTGGGCGTGTTGGCGGCCATGACGGCCCACGCCTCGGCCCTGCTGTTCCACGGCGGCGCCCTGAAGTCCCAGGTGAGGGCGGCGGCCGATCCGTCGTCGGCCGACTGGATGACCGGCTGGCCCGGCGATGTTTGACCGCCTGATCATCGAGGTCGCCATCGTGGCGGGTCTGATCCTGCTGGCGGTGTTCGCCGCAGGTTTTGCGACCGGCCGGCTGACCCGGCGCTGACGAACCCGGTTCGTCTCATCCTTACAATCCATCGCTTAGGAGCCGGCATGTCCGCAGGCAACGAGATCATGACTCCGGTCACCAAGCCGGAGGCCGTCAGCATGGCCGAGATCCACGCCCTGCGCGGGCTGACCGACGCCGTGGGTACCCTGACCCGACAGGTCGAGCGGATGAACAGCAAGGTCGACGATGTGCGCGAGCGGGTCATCAAACTGGAGGCTCGTGAATACGAGCGGCAGATCGAAGCCCTGAACGACCGCCTGTCGGCAGCCTTCAAGCGCATCGACGACCTCGAGGGGACGCGAGATCAGCAGAAGGGCGCCAAGGCCTTGGTCGATTGGCTGCGTCAGACAGCACCGTGGCTGCTGGCGGGCATCGCCGCCTTCGCGGCTGGGATCGGCATCAAGAACGGAGTTGGATCATGACCGACACGCCCATCCAGCCGCCCGCGACCCGGCTTGAGCGCATCAAGAGCTTCATCGGCGATCTGGCGCGACCGTTCGCCATCATCGCCACGTCGTTCGCCGCCTCCTGGGCGACAATCGTCATCGCCTATCGGGTCGAGAACGGAAACGACGGCGCCATCTTCATCGGCGGCGTCTTCGCGGGCGTCGGCGCCCTCTACATCGGCAAGGCTTGGGAGGTGGCGAAGACGGGCAAGCAGACGGCCGAGGTCGAGATCGCCAAGGCCAAGACCGAAGCGGGTTGACCCCCTGCTAGAGCAGTCGCTCGTTCCCGGTCAGGCGTTTGAAGAGTTCGTCGAGCGCTGCGAGCAGATATCCACCAAGTCCGGTCATGCTAGGCCAACAAGCCGGGCTGGATTTGGTTTCCGCTCAGCCCGTCGCAAGCCAGTAGAGTACGCCGAAGATCGCCAGACACAGGACGATCAGCGTCCATTCCAATATCCGTCCAGACGGTCGTCGTCCCGGCATCTCGCTCCCCCTCTCGGTGAACGGCGATACTGTCTAGCCGAGCAGTCCGGTTGTCCAGCCGGGCAGCCGCAACCCCTCACAATCTGAACTGGAGACCGACATGGACCGCAAGGCCCTGTTCGACGCCGTGCGCTCGTTCGCGCCCGGTGGAAAGCTGCTGCCCGCCCATGTGCCGATGATCGACGCCCTGGCCGACGCCTTTGGGCTTAGCGACCTCGACACCATCGACCCCATCCTGATCGCAGACCTGAAGCGCGACGAAGGCCTGAGGCTCAAGGCCTACAAAGACACGGTTGGGGTTTGGACCATTGGTTACGGCCGCGCCCATGTCGCGCCGGGAACCGTGTGGACGCAGGCGCAGGCCGAAGCTGCGCTGATCGAGGACGTGCGCAAGCACAACGCTGAACTGGCCGCCGCGCTGCCATGGATCGGCAACCTCGACCCGGTGCGTCGTCGCGTCCTTCAGAACATGGCTTATAACTTGGGCGTGGCTGGCCTTCTCGGTTTCAAGAACACGCTCGGCATGGTGAAGGATGGCGACTACGAGGGCGCCGCTCGGGGGATGCTGAACTCGCTCTGGGCCAAGCAGGTAAAGGGCCGCGCTGTTCGTCTGGCCGAGCAGATGAGGACGGGGCGATGATCCGCGCCCTCTCCGTCACCGGCTGGCTCACCGTCGCCTGTTTGGCGCTCGCCCTGATCCTTCTGACCATGTGCGCCGTCGATGGCCGTCAGAAGGCCGCTGACCGCACCCGACAGGCCGAGGCAGGTAAGACCCTGGCCGATGGCCGCACGGCCGCTGCGCAGGACGCCAGCGCCATTCGCGACCGGGCCGACGCTCGCGACCAATCCACCACCTCCATCGTCACCCAGGCTGAAAAGGAAATCCGCCATGCGCCTGATCGCAATGCTGCCGCTGATGCTGCTCGCCGCAGGGTGTGCCAGCTCTCCGATTACCGTGACCCACAGTGCGCCGTGTTCCGCACTGATCCCGGCCGGGTGGACTGAGCCTGTCCCGTCCGCCGCCCTTCCGCAGGAGCCCTCCGACGAGCGGGGCTGGATGGCGTTCGGCGTGGCGCAGACCGGCGCCCTCAGGACGGCCAACGGGCGGACGGCCGACGTGATCGGGATCTGGCGGGCGTGTGAAGCGAGGGACGCGGAGGCCGTCGAGCGAATAGGGCGTCCGTGGTGGGCTCGCCTGAGGCCTGACTGACGGGCATAAGAAAACCCGTCTGCCACATTGGGACTCAGACGGGCCTAATGAGCCGAGGCTCGTAACCTAGATGGGGATGCGAGCCCGGATTGCAAGGCGTCGAGCTTCGGGCTCCGCTATCGAGGCCCGCTCTCTTCGGAGGGCGGGCCTTTCTTCGTTTGGAACCGTGCGTCTCCCTGCCGGTTGGATCATCGCAGCCCTCCCCATCCTCTGGGGCTGCCCTCTGTGGAACCGCCTAGCCCCTCGCTGGATGCCCCAAGCTCCGGCGAGGGGTTTCAATTTGGCGTAGCGCTGCCAGTGACGTTGGCGGTTAGTTCCATCTTCACATTGGCAGCCATGGTTCGCACAGCTTCTTCTACGACTGTGCGATCAAGCTGGGGGTAGGCGTCTGGTGCGGCCTCCAGGAAGGCGGCGAGGAAGAGGTCGGCAACCTGATTGTCATCAAGATCTGCCCACTTTAAGCCGCGCTCTCGCATTCTTCGCTCGAGGATGACGCCGGTCGAGCGCAGCGCCGTGCCGAGCGGTCCTTGGAGCCGTTCTGCAAAATCCTCGAGATCTTCTAAAGTTTTGTGGGCCATGCGCTTGACCGTCCCACATCATATAGAACTGGGCAATCGGACGCAGCCTCCTGCCCTGGGAACCCTTCTCAATCGATTCTATTGATGTACTACGCTGCGCCTCGCTGGCCCGCAGCGTACGGGGAGACGAGCGCCCTCCGCTGTCGTCCGCAGTGGAGCGGCGCTCACCTCCCAGGCAATACGTCTCGATAAGGCGCGCCGCGTTCGCGCGCCTCGGCTCTGGTCAGCACCCTGGTTTCAAACGCTGAGGAGATGACGACCTTTATCCCTCTGTGCCTGACGCCTTCGTCCAGAGACCGAGCTGTCTTCTCGATCGCGTAGAGGGTTTCGCACCATTCGGTGTTGTTGACCTCGATGAGGCCGGGGAGAAGGTCGGCATTGTCGCCCGCCGCAGCGGCCATGGCGTCAAGGGTGTCGTTCAGTTGTTCGGGCGTCATGGCGCGGCGGTGTAGCTGAGTCGGGCGCTGGAGCCTCATTAAACGGCGCGTCGTTTCGCGATCGCGGCGAACTGGACCTTGCTCCACAAACGGGCAATCTTCCGCGACCGCACCTGCGGTGCGAGGGGGGAAGAGAATGAACTTCATATTTGGGGATACGGTCGACTTTACCCAGCTCACCTGGGAGGCCGTCGTCGCATTCGTCGCCGTTATCGCGGCCTTCTTCGTTGGCCTACGCCAAGCTGACATCCAAAAGCGACAAGCCCAGATCGCGGATGTCCAGGCTCGAGCAACGCTGTGGCAAGCTCGCCTCGACGTCTACGACGCCACACGCGCCTATCTCTCATACATCGCGCTGAAAGGTGCAGTGCCAGGGCGCCAAACAGCGGCGGCCTCCATGACCCACGGCGCTCTCACCGCCCCCGAAATCGGGGAGGCCTTCAACACTGCTCTCGACAGGTCTCAGTTCCTATTTCAGCGGAATGTCCACGCCGAACTCAGGACGATCGCCGAAGAAGCAGATCAGCTCGCGACACTCCGAGCGTCACCAGATATCTTTTATGAACCGACCAAAGGCCCGATGGAGTCTAAGGCGGCCGCCCTCAGGCAATTGCTCGTCGAGCGTCATAAAAACGTGGCTGCGATCTTCGGTGATGAACTGAAATTGAGCGCAAGCCAACTCGAACAGCGAGAACGTTAGCGGAACATCCTCCGGGACTATTCCGGGACTTCACCCCCGGAGCGGTCGGTTTGATCCCTTAATGTTCTCATTGTGCGGGAGCCCCCAGATTTGGGGCGTCCGCCTAAGCGTTTGATTTAGAAGAAATCCGTGGTGGTTGGAGGCGGGATCGAACCGCCGACCTGTGGGTTATGAATCCACCGCTCTAACCATCTGAGCTACCCAACCCCTTACGGAGCATCGCGCCGGATCGAGAACGACCCCTGAGCGCGAGAGGGGTGCGTATATCGCCGCCTTCTCTCCGGTTCAAGCCGCTTCGATGCGGATTTCGTACGGGACCATTCGTCGCGACGCCTTTCGGCTCGCGTAAAGCCCTGCAAGGCTGCATCCTGACCATCCAAAGCCACGCTGTTCAGGAGCCGCCATGCGCCCCGCCCTCTTCGCCGCTTCCGCCGCCGCCCTGGTTCTCGCCGCCTGCGGGGCCAATGGACAGGATGAGGCGCCGTCCTCCGCCGCGACCGGCGCGCCGGTCGAGACCCGCCCGCCCAACAACCCGGATCAGAAGCCCGCCGTCGAGGGCCA